TGCTATAGATGTAGCTGAATTCGTTATATTAGAAGTCAGTGCGGTGGTAACGTTATTTGCATATTTAACTGCCACAATTATTCTCCTAAGAAATAGTTACTGCCCAACTGATAGTCATAGTATCAAGTGCGCCTTTGTTCACAACACTAAACACTGTTCGAGCTAACATAGTACCAGATGCTGCGGCATTAAAGACTCCGGCTTCTGTTATTGCACCTGTACCAGCGCCTGCTGCATAAGTAGTTGCAAAAGTAATAACTGCACCGGCTACTGTACCGCCAGAAGTAGTTAATGCTTGCCTAGTTAATTCGGTTCCTAGCGTAGTATTAGCAACGGCTGCTGCTGTACTACCTGTACCAACTGCCATGTGTGTCATTACTCCAGCAGAAGCTGCATTCATTCTGCTAGCAATCCACCCTTTTCCAGCAGTAACAACCAAGTTTGTAACTTCTTTTACAACTGCCCCATTAAGGGAAATTGATAATTTACCTGTAAGAGAAACTGCATCTTGCGTGTTCATATTAAACTCCGTATTTCTGTGTAAGTTATTTAAGTAATACTAATTGTAACGTCATCTGTAAGCTGACTTCCGGTAACTCCTAGTATTTCATGTATATTTAATGCTGCTGCATTAAGTGCTCCGCCGTAATCAGTTGTTATTCCATCAGACGCACTTGTAGAGTTGTTTACTCGTAGTATAAACTGTAATGCACTCACATCGGAAACGGCAGAAGAGTCAGTAAAAGGTTTAGTATTACCTACTGCCATTAACTCATTAATAGCTGCTGTGTCGGCTAAACCTTTAGTAGTAGAAAATAGCTTAGCTTCTGAGGTTGATACAGTTTCCTCTTTATTAACCTGTGTGCCTAATGTAAATACATCTGCTAAACTTATAGACTCAGCAAGAACTTTAGTATTAATTACAGCAAAGGTCTCTCCAGCGTCTATGGACTCAGAGAGTACTGAATTGAATTGGACAGATATAGTTATAACATCGGTTGCTGTTGTAGTTCCGATTTCCAGAAATCGTTTATTCTTAGTATTAAAATCTAAGAGAATATCGGTAGTAATTCTAACGTAGTCTATTATTGCACTTATCACTAGAAGTCACCCCGTACTTTGAATTTCATTCTGTCAAATAGAGTTTGAATCCGGCCATCTGTGTAAGTAAGAAAGATTTCACCTTCATACGTACCAGCAGCAACATCCAACGTAGTTGGGTTCCATGGCATAAAGCAAACTCCGTTAGTGTAGGGAGCGACTTTTACGCAGGACAGAGTATCTAAAATAGTTGATGCACCTAGAGCGCGGAACTTAACGCCTACGGCAGGATCACTAATATCTATGAGGGCCCAAGTAGTGGAGTCATCTGGATCTAGGACTGATCCGGATATAGCGGTATTGGAGTCTTTTAAGGTAAGGTTTATTTCTGGACGGTCATCACCAGCAACTAAATTAATAGTTTCATAGTACGCCATTTTTAACTCCTAAGGAGGTTGTTCTCAGCATTGGCATTGTTTGCCGATACAGAATAGGGAATACACTATCGAAAGTCAACTAGTAATTATACGAATCCGTTATCAGTTAATTTGGTATTGACTCCAATCTCGTTATTGCCCCACATTCCGGAGTTAATAAGTTGCTTACAACTAGATTCATAGCGGAGATAATATGTATTATTCTCGTCCTTCATATCTCCACTAATGGCACCATGGGCTTTGTATGCTGCGTAATTAAGTAGTGCTTCTGTATATACTTCATTAATCTTTAAATCTGCATATGTAGTTTTAGCTTTTTTAGGAGCTGATGCGTATTGTAAAATAATTTGAATACGTTTAGGCGTTTCAACATCTGTACCCTTAATACTTGCTTTAAAAGGCTCATTAATTAAAATAGAAACCGCAGTATCAATTTTATTAACCAATTTTACAGAATCATCTTTAATAGCTACAGGCTCAAAATCAAGTGCGTAGTACGCATGAATAGGAGCTAAAAAATCAGTAGGCAGATCAAACTCTTCACCGTCTAGTGGGTTATCTAATTCAAAATTCTTTTTTCTTAAATTGAATCTTTTATGTAGCGCTAGATTAGCTAAAGTAATATAATTAATAAACTTCTTTTGATTTGCTACTTGAACAGTGCTCGGTGCTGGGCTGGGGTTTGCGGAGGTATCACCTACGTTAGCTATTGCTAGCTTGCTACATTCACCGGTAACTAAGTAATCTATATATTCTGAAACTTTCATAGTATCCTCTATCTAGACAAAATAAGAACTGTCACCTACTTTTTTAATAGTATCATCACCCCACATACGAGAATTTTGTAAGGGATCTTCTTGTTCGTCTTCTTGTGGGCCTACCTCACTTGGTTTCCAAGCATTTAGTTCAGCCAGCATAGTAATCGTATCTATCTGATCATCATGCTTACTTTTAAACCCCTTAAGAGTAGCTAAAGATAGCTCAAAAAGCAACTCTACAAGTTCATCACTATCTTTTAATTCTTCTGGTAACCAGATTTTTTTAGATTTAAATAGTGGAATAGCATTCTGCTGAAACCTACTCATCTTATCTTTAGTAGGCCTAATACCAATCGTATTACTGTTTTTGCCTTTAGACAATGTAAAGTAGTTATTACGCTGTCCCATCTCATTTTGAATCCAACTAATAAATCCACCTTGTTGCCCAGTAGTCTCAATGCCTACTTCCTGGGGCCTGTACTCCTGAACTAAACGAAACAACTGGTCAATAGTGTCATTCATGAGGGCCCGCTTACAAACTCCATCAACCCACAGCCAATCCCCATTGTTATTGTATGCCCATACGTTAATTACACTAAAATCTGCGTGTTCTTTATCAGATGTAGCAAAGTCAGTTGTAATATAGAAGTTATACGCTCCCTTGTTTTTAAGTACATTACTGCGCTTGTACCAAATTATATCAGAATCAGTAACTAATCGTTCTTCAGGAGACGTAATACGAAGCATGAGCTCTTGATTAAACGAGTCTAGTTTACCAGCACCTTTCGACTTAAAATATTGGTTGCTAATGTACTCGTAATTAAATCGATCTTCCCAGGCTCCTTTAAAATCTTCCTCTTTACATGGGAATGATTCACAAACAGGATATACATTTACATGCCAAACACCCGATTCAATTGCTTTATACAAAGGGTCTTTAGAGTTAAACGGAGTCCCAGACCAAATAACCTTCCTCTTATTAGGATGTAACGCGTAATCAATGGCCGAGTAGACTGTGTTTTCAACATTTTCAATAATAGTAGCGGAGCGGGCATCTTCATCTCCCAGTAAATCATCAAGAACAGCAAGTTGTGGTCTCGTATTCAATTCAACTGTACCACGTACACCTGTTTTAGCGCCATGACCAGTAACTACAAATTCCTTACCGGCAGCATTCTTAAAGTACCATCTAATGTCAGTAAATCTAGAATTAGAAATGTACTTCTTTAGGAATTCGCTGTTCTCACATCTACGCTCCATACGAAGCCGCATCTTCTTAACACCATTCTCAATGCTATCTGAGACATACAAAGCATAGTCTACTGACCCAAATCCAGGGATGGACCCGTATACAGCTATATACAGAAACAAGTACTCAGCAAAAATGGTAGTCTTCGCCAGTCCACGTGCACACATATTAGCCGTGTTCTGGGTTTTACCCGCGATTTTGTCGATCATCTTGTAATGAATAACTGGGGTCTTATTCTCTTCCCCCTTCTCACCATTAACTAACTTAATAAATGACACAAATTCTAAGGCAAACTCACTAGGGACATAAGTAGGATCATCGTCATAATCAATTTCATTAAGCCATTGATCTACTGTTTTCTTAACTAATGTCATTCCTCACCTCGCGCTCTCTAGTTCCACAAATACATACCTGCTTACCACAACATGTATATGCATCTGGGTGTATAGTTTTAAGACAATCGCCTCTATCATGCATTGTTCCTGACTGAGATTCCCATCCACAAATTATACAAGCCTCATCACTCATTGTCTTCTCCCGTTGGAATGATTAGATACCTATCTAAGAATTGGCTACAATCTTCATATCGTCCGATTACTAATGGTATATCACTCATACTATCCATACATTCTCCTTGCATACCTGTATTATCACCC